GCCTTTGAGTTCTGGCTAGACCATACAGACTTTCCATGGGTACTGTGGGTAGATTCAGATATTGTTCTGACCAAAGAAGCTTTAGAGAAGCTATGGCATGAGGCTGACCCTACTACAAAGCCAGTTGTTTCCGGGGTTTATTTCATCTCCAAGGAGAATGAACAAAGTCTTATGACCCCATACCCTGCGGTCTTTACCTTCACTGATGACCCATACAAGATTGCTTATGTACACCCACTACCTGTTAATGCTCTAGTCAAGGTAGGGGCAACAGGCTTTGGGTTCTTACTCATGCACCGTAGTGCTGGTGAAAAGATGAGAGAAGTACACGGCAACATCCCATTCTTTAATGAGACTGGTGTAGGTGACAAGTTTGTATCAGAAGATATTAACTTCTTTACCCTAATGCACAGCGCAGGTGTGCCACTTTATGCCCACACAGGGGCAACAGTTAAGCACATGAAGCGGTTCTCTTTTGATCTAGAGTTCTACAAGATGTATTGGGAAAGCCAACGTGACTAATGATCTACAGGGCATACCTACCTTTGCTTGTATCTGTGGCTGTAAAGTCTTTCGTGTCAATGTTATGTGGGATGAAGAGACTAGGTCTGTTGGGTGGTATGACCTGAAACAACAATGCCTTGACTGCGGTACATACACTACCGCACCGACAGAGATAGATGAAGGGATGGACTGTGCCTAGATACGATTACCTATGCGCTGCGTGTGGGATACAGCAAGAGTTCTTTAGAGAACTAGGTGACGACACAGAGCCTATCTGTTGCGATAGAAGCATGACCAGACTATGGTCTGCCACACCGGTGCATTTCAAAACCGGCGGGTTCTATTCAACAGGAGGTTAAGTGGATAACTGGCGGGCATCAGCAAGCTGTGCAGGGCTAGATGTAGATATATTCTTCCCCCTCAAGGGGGCACAGGTACACCCCATGGTCCGAAAGATGTGCCGTGAATGTCCAGTAAAGGCTGAGTGTTTGAACTTTGTACTGACCTACCCTGAGGCTTTACAGGGGTACTGGGCTGGTACTAATGAACGACGCAGGCGGGCTTTAAAAAAGAAACTGAAGGTACAGTAACGGCACCCCCACGGGGGTGACTGTACTGTACTGTTCTGTACAGTACAGGGAAACAGCCCGCAAGACACGCCGATAGACATAAAAAAATAACCCCCGACTTAACTGATTAGGTTAAGAAGGGGGTATCTTTATATCAACTGCTAGGTAAAAGTGCCTTAAAAGGCAACCTCAAACCGTTTAGAGGGGTCTTATGCGTGGGGTGCTACGTCCGGGAAACTGTCCTTTGGGTTAGCCCAGCGCAGAATGACTGGTATAACGGAGGCAGCGCCTGCTGCGAACAGAGCCTTTACGCTGGTGTTACCTAGTGTGTACTGGGTTACCACCGCTGCTACGAAAGCACGGACATAAGTACCTGAGATGGTCCATAGTTTATTTGCTGTCATTTTATTCTTCTTCCTTAAGGTAGTCTTGATGACAAGGTGGGCAGTAGAACACCCACCCCCTTACATTAACAGACCCCATAGTTCCACAACGGAAGCAAGAAGCGTGTTCATAAATTTTATATTCGGGTAGTTCCTCGTCCATCTATGCCCACTTAGGACGCCCAAAGCCCACTACAAAGACAGGCATCTTGCGCTTGTTGCTAGCCTGATAAGCCCGAGTCTTGAGGCAGACCTCACCACCATTAGCTTCACTGCCTTGCTTGCCGTCAGGGGTAGTGTTGCCCTCACAGGTAGTAACCGTGCCGTCACCGTTGTCCTTGACCACAATCCCTACATGCTCTACGCCTTTGCCATCAAAGTTAAAGAAGACTACGTCTCCTGGCTGTGGCTTGGCTGTCTCATGGTTAGTCCAGAGACCTTTGCCTTGGAAGGCAGAGACACCAGCAGGGGTATAGACGCAGCTAGGCATAGCCTTAAAGCCAATCTCATTGGCACACCACATAACAAATGAACCACACCATGGTTGTCCGTCATGTCCAGTAAACTTACCGTAGATAGTCTTGTTGGAATTAGCAGGGGTTTCTTTAACCCCGACCTGACTGCGTGCCTTGGCTACAAAGTCTGCTGCTTGGCTCATGCTTCTGACTTTGCTTTCATTACTTCAACGTCAATCTTGATAAGGTTTTGATTCTCAATCAACTGGTCAACCTTGTTGATGAGACCAGTATGTCCATCGTTGTACAGGGCGTACTCAATCCTGCCTAGTTTATCTTTTAATTCATCTGTGTACTTAGCAATCGTGTGCCGAGCAATAAGGCTGATACCAGCAAGGACAGTAATTCCTACGAAGAAGTAAGAATATACAATGGTGGCTACATCTGATGACATGTTATACCGTTCTAACCGTGATAATGATAGTGCCCCCAAAGTTAGTTAACCTTTTATCAGGGGATATATTGTTGATAAATGACAGCTCTTCAACCAAGCACTGAACTGTTTCGCCGGTGCGGAAGTCTTGGAGGGTAATAACGTCACCATTAGCTTCAATGGTTTCAAGTGCGGCTAGTTTGTCATAGCCATATCCTTCATAGCCTACTGTTGCGTTGTATTTATCTGTGTCTACGTCAAAGCAAAGTAAAGGAATTTTAATGATGCGAGTACGTGGGGTAGCAGGTACTGCTTTGAGTTGATAGCCCTTAAAGACTGGACCAATGCTGTTGGTAGTAGCATCCCGATACAGAGTAAAGCGCAAGGCAATAGCATCTTGAGCACCAACAGGGTTGCTGATTGTAGATTCAGGGGTACCTACTACGTTGTCGTATGAAACAATGTCATAAAGATTACCTTGGTCATCTACTGATGAGATACTCATAGAGCCCTTGGTTGTACCAGTAGGGTTAGCGGTAGATGGGGCAATGCCGTAGTCACCACGTCCTACTATACGTTTAAAGTTCTTAGGCTCAAGGGTGTTGTAGCGGATATAACCTGTCTGTATGTAACCAGATGGTATTAATTCGGTATCAGATTGAAGCCATAGCCCAAGAGCAGATGGAGTATCAGCATTGTTGGTAGCAAGAAATGCTAGTTGGTTAGAGTTACCTAGAAAAGCTACGTCATAGCTTGTACCGTCTGTGTTTTCAGCATAAATGTCTTGTGCTACAGCAAAACGAAGAGTGTCTATTTCATTAGACAAATCAATACGCCATGTACCGGCATAATTATCTACGCCGTCAAATACACTATCGCCAAACCAGATATAAGAACCACGGGCAGCAAAGCCACGGACCGGAACAGATGTCTCTACGATAAGCGGACCATAAGTAAGGTAGCCAGTTGCTTGATCTACTGAGGCTACTCGCACACCTTTGTTAGTACCAATGATTAGATACTCACCAAGGTGAGAGTACATAGAGTAGATAAGTTCACCCATTGGTAGTTGAGCAGCAATAATACCTGAGGTAAGCACAGGCATAACACCAGATGTATTAAGAACAAACATGTAGATAGCTGAGTTAGAACCAGCATAGCCAGCAGCATAGATAGCAGGACCTGCTTCTTCAATGTCAGTCCATTGCCATGAAGTATTAGGGTGGGTATAGACAGGGCTAGGCATGCCGCTTCCACTGCCTACTAATTCATAAAGACTATTGTTAATGCCAGCAACAAGGCGTTGTTTAACCCATTGCATAGCGGATGAAGTAATAGTTCCCGTTCTTCCAAACAAAGAAGTTGCTGAACCACCAGCAATTGGCTTAGACCAAACGTGAGTAGCGTCTAAGTAATACAAATTGGTGCCGTCCGTCGTGAACGAATAGATAGAACCAGAAGCAGTAACTAAAGTAGTTTTGGTGCCAGTTGCATTTACTTTGTAGATGTTGGTATCTAACATGATGACATAATCACCATCACCATTTGCATGGTAAGACTCAATGTGACTAGCAGCAGTAGTAGAAGTACAAAGGTTAGTTCGATTAAGAAGGGTAGCCTGCCCTTGATCCCATACGTTTACTCCAACTGAATTGGCATAGCGGTAAGAGTTAGAGGCAAGGGTAGTAGAAAATGGGTTAGCAAATGGGTCATAGAATTTAATGCCTTGACCAGCATGAAATGAAGACTGACTACGTAGCCACCAGCCTGTGATTGATTGCTCACCTGGGTCACGTTGTGTATCAAATTGGTTCTTACGGAAAGGAGCAGTAGCTCTCTCGTATGGGTGTTGGTCAGTTGCATCAAGTAAGAATGGGATACCACCAAGAGCAATGTCGTAATCGATACCGGTGTTCTGCCAAACGTTTCCAGTTCCTATGCCTAAATCTACGGCAATAGATCGCGTTGCGCGACCTTCGGTAATATCACGACCTGCCACTGTTACTCCTTATGTTAGATTAAACCCAATGTTTCAAACTCATCTATTGCATCATCAATTGTGCGGTTGTGTTCTTGTGAACAGTTACCGCATTGCCTACACATGTTAGATGATTGCTGCTACTTCATCGGCAGTTAATCCGAGTGCGGTGAGTTTAGCCAGAGCAGATGCCTTAGCATCAGCCTTCGCCTTTTCCTCAGCCTCACGCGCTGCTTGTTGGTCAGCCGCAGCCTGGGCTGCTACTGCCTGCGCCGCAATTTCATCGGCGGTAAGTGGGCGGGTAGTTACTTCGCCTGTGGTGCAGTTGACTTCAACTGCCTGTGGTGTGTCGGTCATTGTCGCTCCTTAAGCGTTAGATATTCCGTATAGATAAAATGATGAACCGATTATAAAGTTTGAGGCTGTGTTTGGGACTAAGTAGATTGAAGTAACGGCTGCTGTATTTCTCCAAAGATTTGCAGCGGCAACAATATAGGCAGATGAATTATTATTTTCTTGAACTGAAAACATAGAAAGTGGTTTGTTTTGGCTTGCAGTATAAGAAGGTATGTAGATTTCAGTATTGCCAAAGGTGTTTGTAGTAGCAGTTGAACCATCTACTTGTATAGATTCTTGGATGGAAGTCAAACTTGAAACAATAGTAGTTCCAGCAGTTGCGCCGTTTCCTCTGACTGTTACTGCACTGTAATTTGAAGCAGTATCACTATTTAGTTGGACATTTACATTGTTGTTTGCTGCTGCGTTGTCAGTTCTTGCAGACATTCTCAACACTAAATCCGTATAAGTAGCAGGGATTGATGAGAAGGTAACGGATGCAGCAGATGAGGCTAAGACTTGGCTTGAGATGAGTGTGTATGTAGATGCCATTTATGCCGCCTTTATGCCATAGAGTGTGGCGGTTGTGCCTGTGTTGAAGTTACCGCTTGAAGGATAAAGAAGCATCGTTGTTATTGCAGCGGTTGACCGCCACAACGCTACTTCTGTAACGACATAACCGCTTCCATTTCTATCGCCGTTATTGGTTAGTAGTCCAGTTTTGTAAGTAGAACCTGCATAACTAAAGACATCAAAAGTGTATAGCGTTGGGATTGTTGTGCTGTTGCCACCTGTTGCAGCATCAAAATCAATGTATGCAACACTCGTACCTTTTGCCGATCCAGCAGCGCTGCCACTTCCATAAAGATTTGTCTGCGAATAGTTTGTTGCGGTGTCGCTATTGAATCGGCAAAAAACTCCTTGGCTAGCAGATGCAGTCGTTGGCACCAACACCAGCCGCAAGTCAGTCCACGATGCGGCGATGGATGAGAAGGTTATTGAAGATGCGGCAGAGCCGAGTGTTGTAGTCGCTATCTTGTCGTAGGTTGCGGTAGCCATATTATTTCACCCCGTAAAGTGCAAAAACTGATGAAGTTGTATAACTACCAGCGCTTGCAGTAAAAGTTAGCGATGTAACTGCGGCAGTATTTTGCCAACTTCCTGAACGATAATAAATATATCCACCACCGTTTGTATCTACGCCGCTTAAAGAACGAACGGTCTTGTATTTATTAGTATTGGCGTAATCTAAAATATCAACAATGGCTACTGTTGGATATGTAGTTGATGATGGAAGTTGCTGAATGTAAATAACGCTGTTACTTGCTCCACCTTGTGCGCTAACTGAAGAACCATCACCATAAATTTGGTGATATGAATAGTTAGAACCAGTATCGCCATTAAATTGAAGATAGTTGTAAGTTGCCGATGCGTTAAGCGTAAACATTCTGATTTGCAAATGACTATATCCGCTAGGGATAGAAGAAAAAGTAATTACTCCACTAGAGCCAGTACCAGTAGCACTCGCAATGGAATAGAAAGATGTTGGAACAACTGGAGTAACTGAGTTGGAAGCAGAAGAATAAGCCGAACTGCCTGTTGCGTTTACTGCTGCTACTTGAAAAGTATAAGCAGTTCCAGCGGTTAAACCAGAGACAGTAATAGGGCTAGATGTGCTAGAAGCGCTAATGCTTCCAGGGCTAGATAAAGCCGTATAGTAAGTTCCCGCTGGAGCGGTAGCGTTTGGAGTAAAGGCTACGCTGACAGTAGTTCCTGTGCCACCATCAGTAGCAGTACCGATGGTGGGTGTGTAAGGAAGCGGCGTTAACCCTGCAAGTGCGTCAGTAGTTTGCTGGCTGCGCTTACTTAAGTTAAATGTAGATTGACTAAATCTGCTTAGAGCCATTAGTTTGTGGTAACACTCTCAGTCAAGTGTGCCAAGTAAGCCTGATAATCCGAATTGGCAGGGTCATAGGGTATCCAAGCCACTAAGCCGTTTTCATCTGTTCGCTTGATTGTTTGCGTCTTGATTAACTCGTCTGTAATTACTTCGTATGTATATTTCATTTTTATAACTCCGCATTTGCTGTGTAATAGAATTGGAAGTACCCACCGCTTACGGTTGCGTTTGCAACTGCACTAGCCCAAAAACCTTCTGCATTTATGTTTGTTGCAGTTGGCGCACCACTTGCAAAGCCTGATGCTCCATTACTTAAAAAAACAACTGTGGGAGAGATTCTCATTGTTTGTTTTGGATACACTGTTACATAATATGTTGAGCCACTTGTTGTATTTCCACCCCACATATTAATTCCAGTTGTTGTAGGTGTGTAGTAGTACCGCTGGCAAGCGGCTAACTCTCCTTGAAGTGTTCCAGTCGCAGTCTGAAAAGCGGTAGCGACTGAACCTGATTCAACTTGTACGCCCCAAATATCAAAGGTATTGTTTTGAATACCTAGTGAATTTGTACGTGAATTTAATGATGAACCAGCCGAAACCCATAGATTCAAACCTAAATATGATGTATTTGTTGTAGTTCCAATTGTTTTTCCGCTAATTGATGGAACTGCAATTGTCATAGAATAACGCGCCCATGTAGTAGATAATGTTGCTTGACCAGCATAAGTATTAACTACGCTAGAAGGAGAACCACCAGCGCCAAATGCTTGTACTAATTCACCAGACATTTTTGGAGTGCCAGAGGCTGCTTTTGCCCAAAAAGAAATAGTCACTGTTTGCCCAGCAAAAACTCTTACATTTTCTATTAGTTGAGAAAGTGCAGAATAATCTCCTGCTGCGGATTGTCCGCTTGTTAATATACGAGCAAAATTTGTGGCTTCATAGCCAGCAACAGGAGCCGCGCCTGGTGTAAAAGTTTGCGCTGAATATGTTGCCGTTCCTCCACTTGCATAATAAAGCCAACGGTCAAAACCATAAGTTGCATTTGTTGTTGTACTAGAAAATCCACGCTGATTGATAGTAAAATCGCCGTTGATAATTGCGTTCTTGCCAGCGGCTTGTAATGAGTTAATGAAGTTACCGCCGCTAAATACTCCGACTGACATTAGGCTATCTCGCTTCCAAAGGCTGTAAATGCAACTGTGGCTGATGAGGCATATACAGTAATAACATCTGTAGTAGCCAAAGTAATTCCAAGGGTTAGTGCAGTTGAATCATTAGCACCGATAGTTACATCGTACGCTAGATACATTGCTGCTGTCTGTGCCGCTCCTGCCTGACGTACCGAGATACGGTAAGTAGCCGCTGTTGTTGCTTCATTACATACAACAATAGTAGATACTACGGTTGCTGTAGCCGCTGGTACTGTGTATAGAGTTGTTGCCGTTGTTGCCGCTGGGTTTGATTGCCCAAGGACCTTGTATGTTGTTGCCATTTATTTCTCCTTAGTTACATTCCACCGAGCATTAAGACGGTTGGTGTTGGGTCAGTTACTATTGTTGCCCACGAAGCGGCTGTTCCGTTTGTGGTTAAATATTTGCCTGAGTTTCCTGTTTGAGAAGGAACTATATAAACAGTTGAGGTTGTATCAACTAATGTTTTGCTAGTTGGAATAGTAGTTCCATTGATGCTAGTTGCTGTTGCTACACCAAGGGCTGGGGTAACAAGTGTTGGTGTATTTGCAAACACCAAAGCACCTGAGCCAGTTTCATCTGTAACGGCAGAGGCTAAATTAGCGCTAGATGGAGTACCAAGAAATGTTGCTACACCTGTACCAAGACCAGATACACCTGTGCTAATAGGCAAACCAGTAGCATTAGTTAATGTTGCAGATGTTGGGGTTCCAAGTACTGGAGTTACTAAAGTTGGAGATGTTGCAAATACTAAGGCACCCGTACCGGTCTCATCAGAAATAACTCCTGCAAGCTCTGCTGAAGTTGTAGCAGCATGAACGGATAATTTATCTGTAGTAACTACTAAAGTTTTTGATGTTGGAATAGTAGTTGAGTTGATAGTTAAACCAGATACGTTTGCATAAGTAGTACCTGAAGCAATGGTTGTGCTACCAAGAGTAGGTGCTGAATATGCAGAAGCAGTTGATATTGGATTCCATACTGAACCGCTGTAAACATACATAATACTACTGCCGGAGTTAAAGTATGTGGCACCAGTAATAAGAGCATTACCTTGGTTGTCTAACGTAGGAGCAGAGGCAAAAGAACCTAGGTAATAAGTCTTGTATGTGTTGTAAGTAGTAAGAGAACTAGATGCTGATGTTGCTGCGCTTGTAGCAGAGGTAGCAGCACTAGAAGCAGATGTTGCAGCAGCAGTCTGGCTAGTTAAAGCAGACGATGCTGACGTTGCTGCATTAGCAGCCTGTGTAGTTGCCGTTGCTGCGCTGTTAGAAGCTGTAGTGGCTGATGCAGCCGCACTGGTAGCACTGGTAGCAGCGGCTGTAGCACTTGCAGCTGCCGATGTTGCAGATGTAGCAGCAGCAGTAGCAGAAGCGGCGGCACTTGTTGCCGACGTAGCAGCGGCAGTAGCAGATGCAGCAGCAGCAGTTACTGAGCCAGTTATAGATGATGCTGAAGCAGCAGCAGATGAAGCACTGGTAGCAGCACTGCTAGCAGAAGTAGCCGCGGCACTAGCCGAGTTACTTGCAGTAGTTGCATAACCTGAAATACTAGATACAGATGCAGCAGCAGATGTAGCAGAAGTAGCCGCGCTTGACGCGCTAGTAGCGGCTGAGGCAGCCGACGTAGCAGCAGCAGCCACGTTAGCATCAGCATAAGTTTTTGTTACAGCATCGGTTCCTGCAGTTGGGGTTCCTAAGTTAGTAATCTTATAACCACCAGCAGCAAGGTTAGAACCAAGAGTCGCTGTAGTTATAGTTTTATTAGTTAAAGTTTGAGTAGCATCAATAATGCCTACAGTGCCTGATGTATCAGGAAAAGTAATTGTACGATTAGCAGTTGGGTCTACAACGTTAAGGGTAGTTGAGTAAGCATCTACGGTTGCACCTTGAAATGAAATGCCAGCATCATTTTCCGTGGTTCCTGTAAGGATAGGTGAGATAAGAGTTTTGTTATAAAGAGTTTGAGAATCTTGAGTACCGACTACCGCTGAGGTGGATGCTAGTCCGTGTATGCCATTGCTAGACTCAATGTGGGTGTTAGCCTCACGTAGATCACGACCGATAATCATGTGGCGGACTACCGCACCTGCTGAGTGATCTTGTGCAGAGGAGCCGTCAATGGCACGGGTGATAGTTAAATTGTTAGAACTTATTGCGGTAACGTCTACTACTTCTTCAAGAGCCGTATCTGGATCAATGACAACCGTAAAGGTTTGTCCTGTGCTGACTGTTGCACCGCCTAGCAAGGTAGTAGCAGAGACAACAGGAATGATTGTGGCACCAGATGAAACTGAGCCTGTGAGTGTGGTTTGTTGAGACCGGGAGGTATATTTACGAGTTGTCATCTATTTACCTATCTTGAATAATGAACGCGGGCTGGGAATTGAAGTTTTTGTTTTAGCGATTCTTCTTCAAGACGCGCTAGGTACATTTGTTGTAATTGCTTAGTAGCGTTTGAACCTGTGCCGTAAGGGCGCTTGGTATCAAATTCATCTGCAGCAGCAGAAGTTACAGACATACGAGCAGGGTCTATGTAAGAGACCAGACGTGCTGCAGCACCGTAAATAATTACATCTCGCATAGATGTAGGCAGTCCGCTAATAGATTCAAAGTTATCTGAGTCATTAGTTAGTTGGTTAGGTAGGTGAGCATAGACAATGTGCATGGTACGTCCAGGCAAGATATTGTCGTAGACAGATACGGTACGGCTGAAACCACTGCTAGGTCCATCAGGGTTTGAGACACCCCAATAGGCTGTGTCTGCTAGTGGGTCCCAACGCCATTGACGGATAGGCAACCACTCACGTGTAGGACCAACGGTCTGCCACGCCATGTGTAAGATTTGAATTGCTTCTGATGGAACCTGATAGGTAGTCCGAGAAGCTAGGAAGGTAACGTCGGTAGCACCAACAGCAAATACCTTTGGGTAGACAGAGTTGATAGTATCGTTGATAGCCCGTGCTATTGCTACCTTTGGATAGGTAGGGGTAATAGTTACCTTTGTGTTAATGGTATGAGCCGCAGCAGTTGTTGAATTGTATCCGCGTCCGAACGGAGCAATGGTAATAGTGTTAGCCTGCCGGTCATAGGAATCTACCCACATCATTTCATTATCAATTTCAATAATGCCCTTACCAATGTTTTCAGTAGAACCTACAGATAAAACAAGATCGCCTGAAGTACAGGCAGCAGTCAGGTAGGTAGCACGGTCTTGGCGATAGGTAAAGCCTTGAATGTTTAAAGCCGTGTCATCAATTAAATTCTTAAATGTAGTTGCCATTAGGAAGCTATAGTCCTTAATGCGGTAACAATCTCTAGGTACTTGGCAGGGTCTGTGATACCTGCTAGTTCACTAGCTACTGCGTTACGCTCTTTGTAGGCTGGTGGTTGACGTGTAGATGAAACCTTGTAGTTCAATGCTGCAATAATGCCTAGTCCGTTTGTGCCTGCCCATGCGTTGGCAGCACCTTGCTCATCTTTGTAAGCAGTTAGTGCTGGGTAGTTACCACCATTAGCAAGGCGGTTAAGTTCGTCGCGGACTGTAGAGCCCGGAAATCCATAGAGGGTATAAGTTGTGCCATTATAAACGGCTGTACCATAGGTAGCCATTACCACTTCACCTTGTCTGCCCAGTATGCGGCACTCATTTTTCCTTTAGCAATATTCTTAGCATGACGGGCTTTAAAGGAAGCCTGACGTGCCGTTGGTTTATGGTCACCGACCACGCCCTGTTGTCCAAAGCGAATTGTCTTTACCTTGTCGCCTTCCTTTGCTACAACCACATGTGATTTAGTAGGATGGCTAGGTGTGCGCTTAGGCTTGTTGAAGCCTGATACTCCAGCTCTGGTTAGACGTGAATCGGTTGCCATAATTATTTTCCTTTTGCTTTGCCTTTAACCTTCATCAGGTTAGGATTTGCTTTCTTTGCAGCAGGGCTAGCTTTGCGAGCACCGGCAGCAATGATTGCGCCAGCCTTATCCATTGATAGTCCTTGCTTCTTTGCTACTGACTTCTGTGCGGCTTTAAAGCCCATGCCCTTTGCCATTAGTTGGTACCTGAACTGTCGTAAGTTCCACCCTTAAGGCGACTCTTCATAAGAGCATCTTGGGCTTTACCAATTTGTTGGTCACGGGTTAGAGAAGGCTTTGCCATCTTCTTTCCCATGTTCTCAACTGGCTTCATGGCTGGATGAGCAGTAGGAGATTTCCGCACAGCAGGTGTTGGGATACCTGGTGTTGGGATTCTACCTGGCATTACTTAGCCCGTCCGCCTTCAGGTTGGACGTAGATACCTTCAACAACTTGTGAAGGACCTTTGCCTGTTTGACCTACGAATGGCTGTGCTACGTTGGCAGCAGCAGGTGCTACGCCTCCGTGGAAGTCAGCTTTGTTTACTGACGATACGTCTGTAGCTGCGCTACGAGACTTTGGTGACATCATGTCTGACATTATTCTTTTCCTTTTCCATATGGGGGTGGTACATCAAAGCCTTTGATGATTGACGCATCTTGACCTGACGCAACTCTGACTGGTGCTTTGATTGTGACGGCTGTATCAGCGCATCCGCATTGTGTGCACATAGTTACTTACCTTTCTTCATAATTCTTTTTGCTAATGCCTTGTCCATTTTCATATCAGCTTTAGGAGATGGCTTCTTTGCATCCATCTTTGTATCAGCTTTTTTAAAGGCAGCCTTTTGTGCAGGCTTCATGCCCTTCATGACCTTGGCGTCTTGCTTAGCATCGTTATATTTTTTTGCTGCCATTAGACTGCTCCTACTTCTTTCATGACCTCTACGGTCTTTTCGTTTATGAAATTGGCTTTTGGCATCTTGCTGCCGTTGTAAGGTTTGTTAAGAACCTCTGAGGCTTCAAGCGCTTTTTGTACAGCAGCACGTGATGTTCCTTCAGGTTGAACCCCCTGGGCACGGGCATCTTTGTAGTAAGCCAATTCTTTGTCCCACTTTTTCTGGGTGGTACCAGAGGCAACAATGCTGCCCTTAGCATCTCCTGCATTGAGTTGTATGCCTTTGGCTTTACACCCAAAGCAGTCCGGTCCACACTTGGTGTGGTCAACGAAGATGTCATCTTGATATTCAAAAAGTTCTACTGATGTAACATCACATTTGGTACATCCATAAAGGGCTGGACGTTCCTTGACGTCTCCGTCTACCAACTCGTAAGCCCATTCAACTATCTTGGGTACGTGAGTATGATTACTCTGAGAAGATGTTTGCTGAGTATCCTGCATCGATTAGTGCCGTCCTTTGTGCGTCGTTTATATAGTGCTTGTAGCCACCACGGAATAGGAAGCCATGGTCTGCTTCTGCAGTCTGGTCTTCTGTTGGGTAGCGAATCTCTTGCCAGACTCCATTAACACGCAGGACTGTTACACCACGGGTCAAGCGAAAACGGACAAACAAACGTCCACCACCGGCAGGACCTTCCGACACAGTCGGAGGTAAAAAGTAATAAGCCATTGTGCTCCCTTAATAGTGGACTTACCATAAGGCTGGATTGCTCCAGCCCTACAGTCAATTAACTATTAGTAGTCGAT